GCTGATCAAAGGTTATAATACCATTAATTAGCGTCGATGGTATTCGCTCCTGAACTAAACTTCCGATTGCAAATACTCCACATCAAACGAATCCAGCTCATTAACATGATCATATTTCCGTGACAGTCTATCCCATTCTAGCTGTGATAACGATGAACTATCAAAATAATAATTTGAAAGAAAAAAAGTAGGACTCCTTTCTGTGATTAAATATTTAACCCCCAATAAATCAAAGTCAAATAGGTTATACGCCAATATACAAATACTGCTTTTAGGTATTCGCGAAAATATAAGATCACTTTGTGGATGGAGTGGGTTGAAATAAAAGCTTAAATAGTCGTCCAACCTCACTCCATTACAATATGAGTCAGTCCTTATGTGGTGTATTCGGTCATTACAAAATGAGGATATATAGCAAACATCTTTATCTTGAGCATGGATACCATTCCTCAAGATACTTTCCAGATGATCTATATGAACAAATCGCCATAAAAGGCCTTTGTTAGGATTGATGTTTGCAAAATGTTTTTTCATCGATTAGAACATATGCACGTTAATGTTAACATATTTTTGAATGCCCTTTTGTACCAGTAAGTTTTGAGCGTAAGTTTGAGCAGCCTCACTCCTAACATAAAAACGTGCAAAATCACGAATTGGAACAGTATCAGGTGCAACACACTCAGCCATGCAGACTTGCTTACATTCACGGTTACTATAGTCTCGTAAATCCATCAAATCCCAATTTATTGCTTCAAAGCCTTGCTGATAATCTGAATATACTCGTACATCAGTGGCAAGAGGGTGTTTATCTACGATCCACCAATTCTGAGCCTTGGCTACCGCTCGATCTACTGCAATAAGAATAAATTCTGTCCCAGGATATGCTGTAAGGACTTTGCCATCAAACGGATTCCTTGCAAAAAAATGGAATGGGACTTTAGAGTTTAGGCCAAGTCCCTCACGCTTATCAATGATTTCCGCGTCAGCCACATCAGTAAAGTTTCTAATTTTATTTCTTGGCAACAAACCATGAATAAGAATATTTTCTAGATTTGACAACGCTGTAAGGTGATAGATCTGTTGTTTATTCTTTATGCTCATAACTAACTCCATTTGTTATCCCATAAAAACACTTCTTAGCGCCCTGTTTGTCTTTTTCTATATGATCTGTGTTCTACCATCACGCCGATGATCTGGATGTGCTGCCGGTCGGAGTGCATTGTGGGGTAATCGTCATTAAGAGGGACCAGTTCAAACACCTCTTGCCCGCTCTCGTCGATGCCGCGGGGCCGGTACTTCTTGAAGGTGGCCTCTTCGCTGCCGTTCTTGGCCACGACGAAATCCCCTGGTTGAGGCGCTTCGTCGGGGTCAACGATGATGAGGTCGCCTTCCTTAAAGAAGGGTTCCATCGACTGGCCACGCAACCAGAGGCCGAAACCACAAGGGCCAACATCCACCCCCGCCGTCACATACTCAACATTGCCATCGAAGGCCGTGGCCTGCTCACACATCTCGTGCCAGTGGCCGGCCTGAACATAGCTCAACACAGGCACGCGCGTACCTTGCGGGATCACGGCCGGTTCGACGTTGTGATATCCAGGCATCACTTCTGGTGCAGGCTGTGCCCTCGCCTCCCCGTCTCCAGTCAAAAGCCAGTCAACAGTGACCCCCAGCGCTGCCGCTAGATCATTGAGATAGCGGCCTTTTGGCTGGTTAAGTCCCGACTCCCACTTGCTAATCGACACCCGGGTTATCCCGATTCGCTTAGCCAGCTCGTCTTGGCTCATTTTCTGCGCACGTCTGCGCGCTGATATGCGGTCATTGATAGTTTCCATAAACCTAAGTTACCACCCAGCAAGGTAACTAAAGCTACGAAACCACTTGACCCCTTCTCGACCCATAAGTTACCTTTAGCTATCACCGACACTTAGGTGACGTTATGGAGGATTTAAAAATGCAAAAAAAGTGCGGTTCTTGAACACTTCGGCACCGTTACAGCGACTGCCAAAGCTCTTGGTATTTCCCATGTTGCTGTCAGCAAGTGGAGCGAAACCATCCCCCAAGGCCGTGCCTACCAGATCGAGGTTCTGACCGGTGGCAAATTGAAAGCCGGCGCGCGCAGCACCCCGCAACAATCCACCCCTTGTGTTTGAACCCCCTGAGAAGGATTCACCATGGTTACTCGAATCAAACCCATCCGTATCCCCAGTGATGTGAGCCAGTTGCCGCTCGATTACCCCTTTGGCAATCGCGTCAGTGAAAGCCTGGAGGAGTACGCCAAGCGCCAGGGCATGAGCCTGGGGGCTATCAAAAAGCGCGCCGACCGCGGCCAGTTACCCATTTTGCAAGACGGTCCGGGCGCTCCCCGCGAGGTCAACCTCTACGCCCTGTTCCTGCAGGCCCGTTATCAGGCCGAGCGCTACGTCACCATGACGCTCGCGTGAATCTGCCAACACCATAACGGGTCAAGGAGACGCTCGCATGTTTACCGAATACGCCAGCAAACATCCGCACTGGATCAGCGCCTGCCAACGCTTTGCCGCCAGTCACAACATGGCCGAGATCGCCCAGCGGGCTGGCATGAATTCGCAGCTCCTGCGCAACAAGTTGAACCCCGATCAGCCCCATGAACTGACGGTGGCCGAGCTGATTGCCATCACCCAGGCGAGTGACGGCGATGAAACCCTATTCGATGGCGCCCTGTTTGGCTGTGGTTTGACGGCCGTTGTCATCCCCCAGGCAGAACGCGCCCCTTCCCTGCCTCATCAGGCCATCGATCTGAACGCCAAGATCGCCAGCATTGGCCAGCGAGCTCTGGAGCTGACTGACCGCGGTCGGATCACCCGTTCGGAGCGCAACACCCTGGTGAGCGTGGCCACTTCGGCAATGGGATCGCTCGCCATCTTGATCCACGACATCGAGGCCCGCTTTCAGGCGGTGCCCGCCCTGGCCTGCGCATCAGACATCCTGATGCAGGCCGCGACCATATGAAGGGGAAACCACCATGCAACGCATTGACCACGAACAACGCAATCTGGCGGGCCTGACGCCCACCGAACAGATCGCCATGAACACCGCCGGCTGCCTGCTGCTGCGCGAGCTGTTCGGCAAGACACGTTCCAGCCTGGACACCGACTGGCTGGCACTGGGCCAGGCCAAGAAAGCGGCCATCTGTGCCATCGCCCGCCAGTCGCGGGGCGAACTGATGACCGCCACCCTGTCAACCCTGCCCCATGCACAACGTGAGGCGATCAGGCTGGCGGTTATAGCACTGGAGTATCAGGGGGAGTTTCGCGGCGGCTGTGACAGCAAAGTCTGGCACCCGGCACTGAACACCAGATCCATCGGGGATATCGAGAGGGAGAAGAAAGAGAGAGCGGCAAGGCTTCGCATGAAGCGCGCTGTGCTGGCAGCAAGCCAGATGACCGGGCAAGGCCCACGCCCTATCGGGCAGTAAAAAGCCCGCATAACGGAGCGGCAACTCCAAGCGGGCCTTTATCAACAACGTATGAGGAAGTCGACATGGCAACTTTAGCGATCCCCTGCGCCCTGCGCAACCTTCGCATCCAGCAACGCAAGCTGACGGGCCGCTATGGCACCCGTCTTAGTCAGCACCCTGACGGGATTGCGCTTATGGAGCGCACCACCGCACTGGCTTGGGCTTCTCTGTTCAGCCGCATCACCCCCTGCACTCTTTCACAAGGAGCCTGACCATGCACACACAACCAACCCAGATCAATCTGCTCAATCACCATGCAGCCAAGCGACTGCGCCAGTTGCGGGAACAGTTGAAGCTGAGCCGCCCCAAGTTTGCTGATCAGCTCGGCATTCCGCCCACCACGCTCAAGAACTACGAGCTGGGATACCGCGAGATCGGCGGCGGCCTGTTCCTGCTGATCGCCAATCACCCGGAGCTGAAACATCACTGCGACTGGCTGCTGACCGGCATCGCCACGCCGGAGGTGCTGGCATGAGCCGGATCTTTCATCACGTATCCGAGCAAGAGGCACTGGCCCGGGCGGCAGAGCTGCCCCTTAACCTCGCCAGATTAACCCGTGTGCGTTTGCGGGGACCGGAAGGGCGCAACCTCCGTGCCCAGGGCAAAACCAGCCAGGGCTGGCACCAGCTCTTTGTAACCTTGAACCGGAGGACCTGCCCATGAGCGACGCAATCAAGATTGCTCGTCAGGCCCCCAAGCTCGTCGAGGGGCTGCTGGCCGACATGTTCGCAGCCAACGCCGAAGATAACCGCATCGCCCTGGGCGGGATTTATTCCGGCCAGCAATACATCCAGCTCCAACTGGTCGCCACCTGCAATCCGGCCGCCCTTCTGGATGACGATAGCAGTGAGGACAATGACGAAGAGGGGCCAGCCATGGTCCCAACTCATGGCCCGCTGGTCACTCACTGGCTGGCAGCCCGCGCCGAGTTTATCGCCGCCGGTGGTGAAGCCCGGGGGGATAGAGACATCGCCCGGGAGCTGCTGGCACTCGGGGCCGTGCGATCCATCTATTGGCTGGCTCTGGGTCAGGGTGAAACTGCCCTGGCCCGGGAGATTGGCGAGTGGTGGCGCGAGTGCGCCCCGCTGCACGGACAAGGTGAGGTGATCCAGTGACCCATCATCTGCAGCAGGAACTGGCCAACCTGATGCACCGCTGGCAAGAGACCTATCGGGAAGACGCAGCGAGGCTGCGTCTTTATCAACGGGAACTGGTCAATGCGCGCCGGCTGCCTGCCCGACCTCGGGCCAGTATCACGTTGTTACTACGCCAGTGTGCGGCAGCCCGCCGCATGAAAGCCCATGCGCAGCAGCGCATCCAAGGCTGCCAATCCCGCATTACCTTGTTATCTGGTACCGCCATCCAATGAGTCGAACAACCACCCGGCTGCCGCTGTCGAAAAGGACACTGCGGCAGCGCATCGATACCCTTTCCAATGCTCTGCCCGGCGTCAATCTTGACGCCGCTTTCATTGGCGTACCCGGTCAATCTGATCTTGCGTGGGCCGTGCAACTGCTCGATGGCCTCTCCCCCCAGCTCAGCCTGACCCTGTTCAAGCAATACGTGCGACGCCGCAAAGATGGCAGCACCCGCCATGCTCGCAATGGCAACATCTGGCTTCGTGAGCGGACGAAGCTGGTGCGCGGCCTTATCCAGGCCCTGCCAGTGGACCCGCAGGCGCTGCGCGATGAAGATAGCCGCAAGCGGGTGGCGCATCAGTTCGCCAACCAGACGGCCGCCATCTGGCACAACATCGAGCAAGGCATCAAAGCCGGCGATGAGCCGGATCTGCTGCTGACATGGGAAGCCATCCGCCAGCCTGCCGACCAGTGGGGCTTTATAGGGGAGTTGCCCGAATTCAAAACCGAGGAGGTGCGTGATAACTGGATCCTGAGCGTGATGGTGCGCCTGCTCTCTGCCAAGTGGTGGGAGAAGCGGATCAACCGCACCTGGGATCGCCTACAGGAGCACATCAACATCGTGCTCGGCAAAGTGCGCAAGGGGGTGTCGGCGTATGTGTCGAACGCCACCATGAAGGTGGTGCGCGAACGCAAGCGGGCCATGATGCGCTGGCTGGCCGAGTCGGAGGTGATGAACACCCAGCATGACCTGGTGGTCTCGATGAAGGATTGCTGGGAGGCCAGCAACGCCAACCCGGTCAACCGCCGCAACGAGATGATGGTGCGGATGCGCGGCTTTGAGGATTACGCCGAAGAGCAAGGGCATGTGGGGGTCTTCTTCACCTGGACGGCCCCTTCCCGCTTTCATGCCTGGACACAGAAGCACGACGGCAAGACCGTAGAGAACAAACGCTATGAAGGGGCAACGCCGCGGGAAACCTGCGCTTATCTGGCCAAGCTATGGAGCCTGACCCGGGCCGCGCTCAAGCGCAATGATTTACCAGTCTACGGCTTTCGGGTGTGCGAACCACATCACGATGGCACCCCGCACTGGCACATGCTGCTCTTTATGCGCCCTACCAACAAATGGCGGGTGATCAGCACCCTGCAACGCTATGCCCTCACCGATGATCATCAGGAGCTGGTGCGCGATATCCAGGGGCGCCCGCCCTTCACCGACATCACTCCCCGCTTTGACTGGAAAGAGATAGACCCGGCCAAGGGTGACGCCACCGGCTACATCGCCGCCTATATCGCCAAGAACATCGACGGTGAGCATGTGGATGGTGATCAGGAGTCTGACACCCCGGCTGATCAAGGCGCCCAGCATGCATGCGCCTGGGCTAGTTGGTGGGGGATCCGCACCTTTCAGCAGATCGGCGGCGCCCCTGTCGGGGTCTGGCGCGAACTGCGCCGCATCAGCAACGCCAAGAAGCACGGCGATCTGGTGGGGCCACCCAAACCGGTGTTGCAAGACCCTCGCTTTGAGGCCGCCCGCTTTGCCGCGGATAACGGCATTTTCCGCTGCTATCTGCAGGCTATGGGCGGCGCCCTGGCGACCCGGGCCGAACACCCCATCAAGTTGGCCCACCTCATCGAGGAGCAGGCCAACGCTTACGGCGAAGACATCAAGCGCCTGATGGGCCTGCACACCGCCTGCCTGGGTGTACGCACCCGTTTGACCGGGTGGGAAGTGGTGCCTGCCGGTACCTTCGAGGCCACCAAGGCCGCCGGGGGCTCGGCTTGGGGGGTTGGGGTTAAGACGGGCGACAGCCCGGCACCTTGGAGCTCTGACAATAACTGTACGCGGCCGGATCCTGATGCCTTCGCAAACCAGATCATGAGGGAACAATGGGGGTTATCGCCCTTCTCCATCGACCGTTTACGGGCAGGCGCCAGCGTCAGCGCGAACGGTTATACCCATTGGCTTGAAAACGGGCAGTTGCAGAGCCACCGAACGATACCGAGTGAACCAGATTGGTTACCGGATTGGTTGCTGGCAGCAGAATCGGATCCGCAGGCAGAACCAGATACCATCGATTCAGATGATGAATGTTGGCCAACACTGGTGATGGATTGTTACGAGCTGTTCAACGCCTGCGGATTCGCGGCATGCCAGCAGTGGATCGAAGCGCAGCCCAATCCATATCGGTGTGAACTCTGGCGCGTGCTGGATAAAATAGACCGTGCCGATCGGCTCGAATGTATAAGGCCATCTTTTTGACGAACTGATGAACGAGGTAGAGTGTGACTGACCTATTTGCCAAGCTGGCTGCCCTGCAAGGCGAGCTGCCCACGACATCCCATACATATAAAGCGTTGAGCGCAGCACAATACGAAGAGCTGGAGTGCCAAATCTACCGGATGGGACCGCAGATTGACGGCACCCCGGCTTGGGAACCTGAATTGATGCTTGAGTGGCTGCTGCAACAAACGCCGCAGAACAGAGGCATAGCTATCACCATAATGCGTCGGGCCTACAAGCCGCAGCGGGTGGGGCTCCCTCCCTTGCCTCACCCTATTGCAGGCCGGAGAACGGCTATCCAGCAGAAAGCAAAACCCACAACCTCCCCGCCAATGACACCGCTGCTCTCTGAAGATGGACGCACGGTGGGTAAGCGCCGCCTTGTGGACAACCTGACCCCAGTGGCCATCGACCAGAACGGCACCATCCGGTGCGTCGTCACTGGCCGCACTCTCTGGATAGCACCGGGAAGCGCCACCGACCGCGCCAACCCGGGTGCCGCCGAACGCCTTAACCCGACGTACAAGCCAGCACTGCACCAAGTGGTGATGGATCATCGCAGCTAAATGCCAATATCGGGTAAAACAGATATAGTGCTCCGAATAAATCCCATTCTTGGACAGTCATTATGGAGCGTCTGAAAGATATTCTGGCTTCACTCATCATGGAGCCTGAGGTGTTGAAGGTCTTGGGGGGTCTGCTGATGATACTCTCCCTCTTTGCTCTATCGTTGGGAGTCAGAGAGCTCAAGCTTCAGCAACTTCTCGAAAGCCTTTTTAGCAGACTCCATACCATGACGGATGGCAAAGCGGCACTTCCTCCACCAGGGCTATTTGACCAGTGGCCCATCATCCAGGCCATGATCCCGGAGACCTTCATTGGGTTCCTCACTTGGGCCAGCTTTTTTGCCGCCGGATGGATGATGGTGGATTTTGGCAAGCAGACCGAACGGATGTACTGACTCCCGCCGCCATCATCACTTCACCACCGGCAGCTCGCCGAGCGCGGTGGTATAGCGGGGGCTTAACTGCTCCCGCTTCATCATCCACTCCCGGGTGTCGCGGCCGCGGGCCGCAAAGTAGACCTTCCCCAGCCGCCCCTGGTTGATCTTGTCGATGACCTGCATCAGCGCCTCGCTGCGCGGGGATTGCTGCTGTGCGGCGAACAGGTCGCCCTGCTGCATGTTGGCGGGGGTGAAGTCGGCCAGCATGACCCCCCCTTTCTGGTATCGCTGCTCGTCGCGCCAGATGCGCGGGAGCAGTTCCGGGATTAGGGCCAGCAGCGCCCGGGTGTCATGGGTGGGCAACGCTAGCTTGGTGCTCACCTGGTTGCCGTAATAGGGCTCCCGGTCGCTGAATGGGCTGGTGCGGATAAACAGGGTCACATGCCGGCAGCACATCCCCTCCCCCCGCAGCTTCTCGGCGGCCCGTTCCATGTAGCCGGCCAGCGCCTGGTGCATGGGGCCGATCTGGGTGATGCGCTCCCCAAACGAGCGCGAGCAGATGATCTGCTGCTTGGCCTGGACCTCTTGTTCGAGCTCGGCGCAGGGGATCCCCCGCAGCTCCTGCACGGTGCGCTCGACCACCACGCCATAGCTGCGCCGCAGTGCCTTGGGGTCGGCGGCGACCAAGTCGGCCACGGTCTTGATGCCCTGGGCTTCCAGCTTGGCGGTGAGCCGCCGGCCAATGCCCCATATCTCGTCCACCGGGGTGATCGCCATGAGCCGGGCGCGCCGCGCTTCATCCCGAAGATCGACCACACCGCCCGTGGCCGGCCACTTCTTGGCGGCGTAGTTCGCCAATTTCGCGAGCGTCTTGGTGGGGCCGATGCCGACCCCCACGGTCAGCCCGGTCCACTGCTGCACCCGCTCGCGGACTTGGCGGCCATAGGCCACTAGGTCGCCCGCCCAGCGCTCGCTCAGTTCGATAAAGGCCTCGTCGATGCTGTAGACCTCCACCGCCGGGGCCATCCCCTCCAGAATGGTCATCACCCGGTTCGACATGTCGCCATAGAGGGCGTAGTTGCTGGAAAACCAGACCCCGCCCATGGCCTCGAAGAATTGGCGGATCTGGAAATAGGGAATCCCCATCTTGATGCCCAGCGCCTTGGCCTCTGCCGAGCGAGCCACCACACAGCCATCGTTGTTGGAGAGCACCACGATGGGCCGCCCCTTCAAGTCGGGGCGAAACAGCCGCTCGCAACTGGCGTAGAAGTTGTTCACGTCAACCAGGGCAACGGCGCTGCGCTTGTTCATGGGGTATCCACCTGGTGCACGACAAAGGCCACCACCCCGAAGATTTCCAGCTCCTGCCCATCGTTGAAATGGATGGGGCGATAGGCCGGATTGCCAGGGAGCAAGGCCACCGTGGGGTCAAGCTGCAGCTCCTTCACCGTAAACTCGCCATCCACCGCGGCGACCACCACGCTGCCATGCCTGGCCTTGCGACTGCGGTCGACGACCAGCAAGTCGCCATCGCGGATCCCGTGGTCGACCATGCTGTCACCAGCCGCACGCACGAAATAGGTGGCCGCAGGATGGGCAACGCACAGCTGATTGAGATCGATGGTCTGCTCCGTGTAGTCCTGCGCCGGCGACGGAAAGCCGCAGGCCACCGGGGAGAGGAACAGGGGCAGCTCCAACAAAGGGGCATCAGGAGTGGGTTGAGCAAACATGCTGGCAATCTCTAAAAAACTGTATGAGTATACAGTATAGCAAGGCGCAGAAATCGGATCACCGTTCGACGTTTGGCTCCATCGCCAATACGTTAAATTAGCTACAGCGTGTAGCCTTATTGTGGGTTACAGTCACTTGGAAGATATAGTCAGAATTAATTTTTTTCGCCAAATTTTGATTCTTTAAGTTCTACCCCACTCATATCACTTAACCTAAAGTGAGTTAGATTTTTAATTATCTTGTCATTTTCTATCGGCCAAGAAAAAACATTTTCATCGTATATCTTTATAATCACATATGTTTTTCCTTTAAGTGAGAAAGTAGTGTGCTTAGTGAAATTTGTAGGATCTGCGCTCACTTTCCCTAATGAAATAAATGTAAAGCTAAGTACAAGCAAAGCCATGGACGCATTTATAACAAACTTACCTGCAAATCCATTTACATTAAGCTTATAACGCTCACAAATTATGTTAGCATAAAAAAAACCAAATAAAAGATGTAGGGGATAGCTATCCCAATCTTTAGAGTAAAAATACATAGGAATGAAATAAATCAGAGTATAGATAAATAACGCCGATTTATTTATCCATGAATCTACATTATTTGAACTGTAATGATGTAGCAGAATGGATGTTAAAATGATGGGAAAGAGAAGTATGCTAAAACTCATGACATCATTTGCTATTGTCGGGATGCTGATCGCAATGAAGTCCAATGGTATATTTAACTCAATAGAAGCCCCCCGTTCGAAAAAATAAGTCGACGTATAAAAGAAGACTGTAATCACAGCTATAAGCCAACCTTCATGCTTCGAAAACAAATTAGTCATCGATGTATCTCCTTAAAATAAAAAACCAGTGATGATATCATAAGCACAGGGTTAAAATATTACTGTAAAATATTAAGCTTGAACACTACAAAATTAAAATAACAAAATGCATCTGGCGCAGTACCCTACACCTCATTCACACCTAGTAATACTAAATTCCGATCCTTTGCACTAAGCCCTCTGATAAGAGCCAAAGCCATCTACTCCCCGCTTGATGTGGCCGAGCACTGTGAAGCCGGACCTACTACGCCATCATCCACGAATACCCGATGAACCTGGCCACCGCCCAGCGCATCCTGGCCGACAAAACCCGCCATATTCAGAGCGCCACCCACTGCGACCGCGACTGGAACAGGTTGATCCACCACCTGAACCGCCTGCCGACCACAAAAAAAAAATTGGTAAATGTGATCGGTCACACACTGAGGTGCGTGACCGGTTTCTTATGTATGTGTACTCTACAAAAAAAATGGAGAGCTTGACGTATGAATAAACGCTATCAGGTTTTTGTTAGTTCAACATATGCAGATTTACAAGATGAACGAGCTAGAGTAATTCAGACACTAATGGAAATGGATTGTATTCCAGCTGGAATGGAATTATTTCCAGCCATGGATGAGGAACAGTTTGAATTTATTAAAAAAATTATTGATGACTGTGACTACTACCTACTTATATTGGGTGCTAGATATGGATCTATATCCGTAGATGATGGCCTTAGCTATACAGAAAAAGAGTATCATTATGCGAAAGATAAAGGCATGAAAATCATCGCCCTTGTCCATGGAGAACCGGATCAATTACCTGTTGCCAAAACTGACAGAAATCCAGAGTTGTATGAAAAGCTTGTTAAATTTAGAAACGAGGTGTGTACTAACAGGCTTGTTAAATTCTGGACCTCCGCAATGGAGCTTCCTAGTCTAGTTGCCCTTAACCTACCCAAAACAATTAAAGCATATCCCGCCGTAGGTTGGGTGAGGGGAAATAAAACCACCTCATCTGAAGTCTTGGAAGAACTACGTTTAGTAAAAAATGAAAATGATGAGCTGAACAAAAAAATACATGAACTTAATCAACTGCTGGGTTCTTATTCTAGTGTCGAAATCCCAGATCTGGCAGGATTAGATCAATCTATCAAAATTACTGGGCATTTTAGAAAAGCAGGGAAAAACTATGAGGATTCATGGGAGTGCGTAAATACAATCGGCGAGTTCTATAGTTTAATTTCCCCCTCGATTATGAACACACCGAATGACACTAGTGCGCGCTTACTCATTAAAAACTGCATCTTGGAAAGCTTAAGCATTAGAAATGTTATTAGCTCTAGTATTAATGAGCAAAACTTCCATACACTTAAAATCCAACTTGAAGCGCTTGGCTTAATTAAAATCAAGCAGAGCAGAACAAGAGATGGTGGTCTTGCACTATTTTGGCATATGACTGAAAAAGGAAAAAAATTAATGATGGAGCTTAGAGTAATTAGAAAAAATTAGTGCTGTCAGATTACTTCTGCCTCACATTAAAACGAAGACCAAGCCCCTGTTGTTTCCATTGGTTGGAAAATGAATGAATCTGACGGAAAGTGAAGGATCGCAAAAAGGATCCGCTACCCCGCGTGCTGGCAGGGTGCAACAGGCTGCTCCTGCCGAGCTGGGTTGAGGCAGCAGCGGAGTACTCAGACCGTCAGATAAGAGACAAAACAAAGCCACCCTCGGTGAGAGGGCTTTGGTGACACCGTGAAAATACACAAACTCCAGATGTTCGATGTAACTTTAGCCTCGCCTATGCCGTCTTCCCTGTCATATCTGACAGTAGATAGACCTTCAATGCAGGATGTCATACGTCTGCGGCACAGAATTCCAGCTTGTTACGATCCACTCAGTCCTTGCAACACCAATTGCCGCCCTTCTGGCGTCAGCGAGCCCATCAAGCTCAGCACTAGCTGGTTCGTGGTCTTGGCCGAGGGGCTTAAGGTGTGGGCGAACGACAAGGTGGCCACCCAGCTGTGGCCACACTCTGCATCAGTGCACTGGCAGTAGAGATCCGAGACATCATCGCTCAGTCGGTTGGTCTTGGTAATGCGGCCCCGCTGGCCACACACTTTGCAATAAACCCGCATTACGCCCCCTTTTCTATCCAAATCAACAGCCTATCTTGCCACAGCAAACACTGTTTGTTTATACAGTTGAACCGATATTCTCCCGAAAATCGACCCAGAGGGAGCGAGGGAGTCCCGCGCTGTTGATAGCATCCTGGATAAGCTCACACAGCGGCAGCACCTCGTTCCTGGCATAGGTGGCGTCGTACTTCTCGGGATCCCCGAGCCCTCCCCCGCCATTGGTCGGGATAATGCCGGCCAGCGCCGCCGGAAAGCGATGGGATGTCAGCACATCTTGGGCGGTGATCCCCTTGATGGCCGCGAACTCATCCTTGGTTGCAATGTCCCCCACCGGAATGAGCTTGATGCCATCGGGCTTGCCGTCCGGTATGTTCACAAACATCGAGCGGAAGTTCCCCACCCCCTTGCTGCTCGCGATCATCTCCTTCATCTCCTCCTCAGTGTCGTCGTCCATGTTGGGATCGGTCGCGTAGAAGATGAACCCCATGTGGGCGCCGTTGAGGAAGTATTTGCGCCGAAACAGGGTGGCATCCTGGTTGAGTAGGGCCGACTGCAGGCCGCCCAGGTAATCCGGCATGCCATAGACCTGCTGCTCGGGGTCGTACTGGGCCAGCCAGATGACATCATCCGGCCGGTAAATCAGGTTCGGCTTGCCCTGCTGCAGGTAAACAAAACAGCCATCCTCCCGCCGGCGCAGATAGACACTGGAGAGCGGGTGCAGCCCCACCACCTGGCCAAAGCCGTTGCGCAGTTTGAGCAGGCCCGCATCCCCAAACTGCAGGTAGTTGTGCACAAACGCCGTGATGGTGGCGCGCTGATTGGTAAAGCGCCCCGCCACCATATTGCGCCGCGCCATCAGGATAGCCCCATGGTGTGCGTTGGCCCGCGCCACCTTAGCCAAGCCCTTGCGATCGATGGGCGGTTGGTAGTATTCCCCGTAAGGGTTGTAAAACACCCCGGTGTAATCGGTCATCCAGGCCGTGGGGTCGATGGCCTCCGGCATGCTGAACCCCACCGCAGGCCGTGGGGATGAGGTAGCCACCGGGGCCGGTTGGGATTTGTGTCGCTTGGTCATGCTGCCTTTCTCTCCTGGCTGGTTGCCCAGGTGGATCTACGTTTGCGGGTGGTATCGAGCGGCTCGTTGGCCACAGCGTGGGCAATGGCAAAAAAGACGTCGGCGTGGCCGGTCACATTGTCGCGGGCGGCCCGAAACGTCATCTGGCCGCCGCCGGTGGTGCTGCGCTTGATGGCGAGGAACGCCAGCGGAATATCCCGATCCGAGCTGTCCCACTCGATGCGGTTCGCCTCCACCACATCGATCATCTTGAGTACCAGTCGCGACTTGCTCTCGATGCTGTAGTTGATGGGGTGGCACACCCCTTTGAACTCCGGTTTCAACAGGTCATAGACCCCTGAGCCAATGCCGGAGACATCGACCCCGAGATAGGTGACCCGAAACTTCTTGGCAATGCGCACAATCTCCTGAGCCTGAAACTGGAAGTTAAGCCCGCGCCAGTAGTGCTTTTCCAGCACCCGGAACCGCTCGCCGGCGACCATAGGAGGGGCCACGACCACCAAGGTGGCGTTGTCGCGGGTACGGCTCGGGTCGTAGCCCATCCACACCTCACGCCGGCCGAACGGGTCAGGCCGCCCGGGCTTGTAGTCTTCCCACCGGCTGGGGTCTACCCCTGCCCGTTCCATGTCCTGGAACTTGAACACCGACAAGGCGTCGTCGATAAACCGGCACATGTAGAGGCGATCAAACACCTCCTCCGGGTACTCGTCTTTGAGCTCCTCGATGTCGATGAGGTTGCAGCCGAGGCGTATGGCATCCTCAATGGTGATGACGTAACGCCACTGCCGATCGGGGCAGATACGGCCTCCGTCGCGCAGGTCATCTTCGCCCGGGAAGTCGATGGCCACCCGGCTCGGGCGCTGACCCTTCCAACGATCCCCCGTCCAGAACCGGTACGCTTCGTGAACCTTGCTTGATGGCGTCGAAAAGTAGGTCTTGCGCCAGCGGGATTGCGTTGCCATGGCGCTGGCCACGTCCGACAGCTTCTCGAAGTTGGGGATCCAGAAATACTCGTCGATGTAGACGTTACCCGAGCGGGACTGGGCGCTGTTGGAGTTGGTGGAGCAGAAATGCAGCTCTGCCCCATTCGACAGGACGATGGGGTTACCGGTCAGGGTGACACCGAGGAAGGTCTGGGCAATCTTGCAGATGTAGGAGCGGAACACCTCCGCTTGGGCGCGGGTGGCCGACAGGAATATCTGGTTACCGCCGGTAAGCACAGCATCTTCCAGCGCCTCGCCGGCGAAGTAGTAGGTCATGCCGATCTGGCGTGACTTCAAGATGTTGCGGGTACGCGGCAGCGCCGGGTCGTTCTTGGCCTCGCGACAGCGCAGCTGATAACCAAACAGGGTACCCAGCCACTCGGCAAAGTCATCGGCCGTCAGGTGGCTGACTTCGTTCTTGGCCTTCTTGCCGCCCTTGGCCTTACGGCCGCCCCCATCCTGACCACCTCGGCCACGCCGAGGCGCCTCGGCTGCAGGCTCATCGCTATGCTCGCGCCGGCCGGCCAGCGCCTGCTGGCGCTCGGCCCATTTGATGGCCTTCTCTTTGAGACTGACATGGTGGCCAATAAGCCGATCCAGCTCGTCCAGCTCGGCGCTGGTTTTCTTCTCTCGCCCGAGCAACGACTGCACCCGGCGAGCGATGGCATCCTCTACCGCTTCTTCGGTCAGCAGGTCACGCCAGCCGAGCTTTTCGGCCCAGTAGTAGATGATGCGACAGGAGTTGAGCCCCAGTTCGTCCTTGATCTCCTGGGGTGTCCATCGTTTAAGGTAGAGTCCCCGCGCGGCATTGCGGATCTCTTCGGGATACGCCACGGCGCCTCCATCAGGTGAATGATGGCGCCATCATAGCCAGCCACCTTCCCCCTCTTATCCCATTGATGTTCTGAGCAATTCGGATATCCCGCTGGATCCGAATCCCGCCGAACACAACCGGATGAATCCCCCTTGCCGACCCGATAGCCTGACTCCGCATCAATTGGGAGCAGGCATGAACGAATCAACCTTGAGAACTGGCTGGGTCTGTATCGCCACCGAAGGCAAAGCGGTGGACGGGCGGGATATTACCCGCGACTGGCTCACCGACATGGCCGAGACCTACGACCCGACCTATTACACCGCCGTCATCTGGCCGGAGCACGATCGCTGGTCCAGCTATGGCACCGTGCAGGCGCTCAAGACCGAAGAGGTCGATGGCAAGTACAAGCTGTACGCCATCCTTTGCCCGAACCGCGATCTCATCTACTGGAACCAGAGCGGCCAGTATCAGTTCTGCTCCATCGAGCCGTTCGAGCAGTTTGCCGATCTGGGGCGCACCTACCTGATTGGCTTGGGCGTCACCGACCAGCCCGCCAGCACCGGGACCACCCACCTCAAGTTCAGCAACAGCAACAAGGGCCAGGTCATCGGCACCAGCGAACCGCTGGATCTCTCCATGTTCAAACTGCCCAAGCATGAGAAGCCAGACAGCCTGCTCACCAAGCTGTTCAACCTGCTCTCCAGCCATGGCGAGCAGGTACCTACCACTCCCCCCAGCCAACCCGAGGATGAGGAAATGACCAAAGAACAGTTCGATCAGATGCTGGGGGCCCTCAATGGCCTTGGCACCAAGATCGATGGTTTCAGCGCCAAGCTGGATACCAATCCGACCACCGAGGAAACCACCCCGCCGGTCACCGAGCCCACCAAGGTGGAGGATAAACCCGGCATCACCGCCAACCAGTTCAGCAAGCTGGATGAGGCCATCAACAGTCTGGCCAACACCGTCGGCGAGCTGAAGGGCCAGATCGACAAGTTCTCCGCTGAGGTGCCGGGCCAGCGCCCGGGCGCGCTCGGCGGTAACGATACCCCCACCGTTTACTAAGGAGCGGCCGTGAGTCAGTCCCTCACCGTCCAGGCCCGTCAGCGCCTGGAGCAATACAGCAATGCCCTGGCTAAGTCCTACGGCATTCCCGTCAACGCGCTGGCCAAGCAGTTCAGCGTCATTTCTGGCCCGGTCGAAACCGGCATGCGCTCAGCGCTGCTGGCGTCCGTCGAGTTCCTTGGCCTCATCACCTGTCTGGACGTGGATCAGATCAAGGGCCAGGTGGTGCAAGTCGGCATCGGCAAGCTGTTCACCGGCCGCAAGAAGGATGGCCGCTTCAACGGCAAGATCGGCGTCGCCGGCAACACCTACGAGCTGACCGAGACCGATTCCTGCGCCTCCCTCGACTGGGCCACCCTGTGCGTCTGGGCTAACGCCGGCAGCGAGGGCGAGTTCATCCGTCTGGTCGGTGAGTTCATCAACCGGGTATTTGCCCTCGACATGCTGCGGGTCGGTTGGAACGGCGTGAAAGCCGCTGACACCACCGATCCGGAGAAGAACCCGCTCGGTGAAGACGTCAACAAAGGCTGGCACCAACTGGCCCGCGAGTGGAACGAAGGCAGCCAGATCATCAAGGCCGAGGCCGGCAAGAAGATCCACTTCGATCCGGATGGCAAGGGTGATTACAGAACCCTGGACGAAATGGCCTCCGACCTTATCAACACCACCATCGATCCGCTGTTCCGCCAGGACCCGCGTCTGGTGGTGCTGGTCGGTACCGATCTGGTGGCCGCGGCGCAGGCCAAGCTCTACAGCGAAGCCACCAAGCCGAGCGAGCAGATCGCCGCCCAGAAGCTGGCTGAGTCTATCGCCGGGCGTCGCGCCTACATCCCGCCGTTCTTCCCAGGTAAACGGATGGTAGTCACCACCCTGGACAACCTGCACATCTACACCCAACGCGGCACCCGCAACCGCAAGGCCGACGATAACCAGGACAAGAAGTGCTTCGATAACCAGTACTGGCGGATGGAAGGCTATGCCATCGGCGAGCACCTGGCCTATGGCGGCTTTGAAGAGGCCGACATCGAGATCGGCGCCGCGCCGGCAGCACCCGGAGCCTAATCCATGAGCTCACCCGGTCAACGCCACAAACAGCGCGTCCAAGCCATGCAGGGGGCTGCGCAAACCGCCAGCTCAGGCATGGCCACCGGCGCGGTGGCGGACAGCCTGCACCTGCAGATGATTGCCCTGGAACAGGACATCGTGCGTCTGCGCAAGCTGGCCCGCATTGGGGACCGGGTGAACATGAAACGCGACGAGCTGATGCCCAAATACCGCCCCTATGTGGAGCGCTATCTGGCCGCCGTCAGTGATTCCGGCCAGCCCTACCAGAACGAGCTGTTTCAGCGCCTCATCATCTGGGCCTTCGATGTCGGGGATTTCGACGCTGGCATTACCTGGGCGGATCTCGCCATTGCCCAGGGTCAACGTACCCCGAACAACATCAAGCGCGACTGGGCCCATTTTGTGGCCGACACCGTGTTGGAGTGGGCCGAGAAGCAAGCGGCCGAGGGGCATGCCGTCGAGCCCTGGTTCTCCCGGGTGTTCGACAAGGTGCGCAATGACTGGCGCCTCAACGAACGGCTGACCGCCAAGTGGTTCAAGGCGGCCGGTTGCTTGCTGCTGCGTGACCACGACGGCCAGCCTCGCCCCAGCGCCGTGGGGGACAGCGCCACCCTGGAGCAAGCCGACCACTGGCTGGCCCAGGCCGACAAGCTGCACAGCAAGGTGGGCGTCGGCACCTTGCGCCAAAAGATTGCCATGCGCCTGCGGGCGCTGAATCCGGAGCAATAAGACTCTCCGCGCCGTCGCACCCCGGCGCGAATGCCATGGACCGCCTCTGGCGAACCCAGCGGCAATTGCGTGGCTACAGGGGTGCACCTATTCAACCAGCGAGGTCACTGATGTTTACAGGCAAGGATATCGACTACAGCGCCGCCACTATTCGCAATGACGGGTTCTGGCCGGATGTGGCTGTGGCCGACTTCGAGCGCCGCCGCGCCCTGCCTGCTGACCTCGACCAACAAACCACCGGCGCCGCTCTGCTGGCCGCCGTCTCTGAAATCAACCTGCAGCTCGCCAGCCACCAGGCCGCGCTGCAGGCCAAGGGCTACGCCAGTGCCGCCGCCGTACCGGGCCCCAGCCTGGAAGGCGGCACCAATGCGCTGACCGAGCAGTACCTGGCTGCCGTGTTTGCCCGTGCCAAGGCGGCCATCTTGCCGGAGTTCGCCAGCGTCACCGAGCGGCCGGCCGCCAACAACCAGGTGGAACGGGCGCCGAGCTGCGCGCCCAACTGCTAGCCGAAAGTCAGCAGCTAGTGCGCAGCATCAAGGGCAAACACCGGGCGGGAGTGTCACTGATATGAGCGAAGCCATGAACGAGAAGCAAGCCCAGGGCTATTTCCTGCACGCGCTCCACGCCGAGATCCAGCGGGTACTGCCGACCAAGTGCCACAAGTCGCTGGATAGCTGGATGGAGAACGGCGCCATCCGGCTGGAATCCAAGAACATGGGGCCTACCGGGGTGGATGTGGCCTGGCTCACCTATCAGGCGGTGTACACCATCGAGCAACTGCCATTTCGCGAACTGGATCCGGCCATCGTGCTGGCCACGGTCGCCGCCTGGGTGCAGGAAAATGATCCGTTTCGCGAGAAGTTCGAGCTGGACGACCCAGAATACGCCGTCACCCCGAACGATGAGCGGACGGCCGATCTCGAGATCCAGCTCGCCTTTACCGAGCCGCTGCGCCTCATCGAGCACCCGAGCGGCCCCATCCACTGGAGCGGCAAACGCTGGAACGTGGCCCCCTATGAAATCTGGGTTGCAGAGCACATCGAGATGAACGTCGGTGACACCGGCCATCACCAGGTAGGCGGTCAGTCATGATCACCATCACCCTGGACACCCGTCGCAGCAAGGACCAGCTCAACCTGCTGGCCCTGCCAGCCAAGAAACGCAAACGCCTGGTGTGGCGGGCTGCCAACGAGATGAAAAAGCTGGCGGCCCGCAATGTGCGCCAGCAGCAAGACCCGAACGGTCAGCCCTGGGCCCCGCGCAAGCGCGGCAAACGCAAGATGCTGCGCGGCCTCCCCAAGTTGCTGCAGATCCGCGAGCCCCGCCAGGACGTGGCCGAGCTCGGGTTCACCAAGGGCACCATGAGCGCCCACGCGGGGATCATCGCCAACACCCACCAGAAGGGGCACACCTACAAGATGACGGCCGCCAGCCGGCGCCGCATCGCCCCCAGTGAAGGCGGTAAGCAGAAACAAGCCTCCAAGGCCCAGGCGCGCAAACTGCGCGAACTCGGGTTCAAGCGCCCGGGCCAGCGCAAGCGCTCATACCGGTCGGCCTCACTCGGCTGGATCACCAGCAATCTCAACTACGCCCAGGCGGGCCTGCTCATCAAGAAGCTCAAGGATGAACCGGTGAAAGAGAGCTGGGAAATAGAGCTGCCTGCTCGCCCCTTTCTGGGTGCCAATGCCAAGCAACGGGAGCAGGCCTTTGCCCGCGCCCTGCAGAGCATCAATTACGGCTGGGACGTCAACAAGCAAGACCTCAAGAGGAAATAAGCCATGTGGCCTTATGTACAGATCAACAACTTGAACCAGATGCAGGGGCCGGTGACCGAGGTCGAACGCCACCTGCTGTTCGTCGGCAGCGCCGCCAGCAACACCGGCAAGCTGCTCTCCCTCAACACCCAGTCAGACTTTGACCAGCTGCTCGGCGCCGCTGACAGCGAGCTGAAAGCCAACCTGCAGGCCGCCATGGCCAACGCCGGCCAGAACTGGACGGCGGCCGCCTTCGTGCTGCCCACCGACATGGACTGGAAAGAGGCAGTGCGCGATGCCCAGAAAACCCAGTCATTCGAGGGGGTCGTGGTACTGGGGCAGGAGTGGGACCAGGCCAGCATCAATGCCGCCCACGCCCTCAACCAGGAACTGATCGCCAAGTGGGGGCGCTGGCAGTTCATGCTGCTGGCGGTACCGGGCATTGCGAAGGAGCAAGACTGGTCCACCTATGCGACCGAGCTGGCCACCCTGCAGGAGGGCATCAAGGCGGAATCCGTCTCGCTGATCCCGCAGCTGTTTGCAAACCTCGTCGGCGCCTACGCCGGCCGCCTGTGCAACCGCTCGGTCAGTGTGGTCGACAGCCCCTGCCGGGTGAAAACCGGTGCTGTGGTGGGTCTTGGCAACAAGCCGAAGGACAAGGACGGGGTCGAGCTACCGCTGGCCACCCTGCAGACCCTGGAGCAGAACCGTTACTCGGTGCCGATGTGGTACCCGGACTATGACGGCACCTACTGGGCCGACGGCCGCACCCTGGACGCCGAGGGCGGCGACTACCAGGTGATCGAAAACCTGCGGGTCGCCTACAAGGTAGCGCGCCGGATGCGGGTACGTGCCATCGCCCGTATCGGCGATCGCTCGTTCAACTCCACCCCGGGCAGCACGGCCGCCGCCATTCTCTACTTTGGCAAAGACCTGCGCGAGATGGCCAAGGCCATCACCATCAACGGCCAGCCGTTCCCGGGCGATATCACCTCCCCCAAGGATGGCGACATCGGCATCCAGTGGACCGACAAGAACCACGTCTCCATCTACGTGGTGATCCGCACCGTGGACTGCCCCAAGGGGATCACCGTCAACATCATGCTCGACTTGAGCCTCAACAACGGGGAGGGCTAATCCATGACCCGCCGTATTTCCGGCCAGAACTTCGACATCGAACTGATGAACACCATGGTGCATGTCGAGAAGGCCAGCCTGACCATCACCGACAACAGCGCCGTGGCGCAAACCCGGGGCATCCCTGACGGCTATGTGGACGGCGACGTCTCGGCCGAGTGCGAGTTCGAGCTCGATGCCAAGAACTTCAAGCTGCTCAGCAACGCGGCCAAACGTGCCGGGAGCTGGCGCGGGATGAAGCCGGAGGATGTGCTGTTCTATGCCGACAATGGCGACGAGACCATGAAGGTAGAGGTCTTCGGCGTGAAGCTGCAGATCTCCGACCTGCTGGATCTCGACCCCAAGGGCGGCAGCAAGACTTCGCACAAGATCAAGGGCTCCGTCACCTCCCCCGACTTTATTCGCATTGATGGCGTGCCGTACCTCTCGGAAGACGACACCCGCCACCTGAAAGGGTAAGGGGGACCAATGGACGACATCGACCGCGCCAACCACCACGCCGCCCGCATGCTGGCGGTCCAGTTGGCTAACCAGGTGGGCAAAGGCCACTACCAGGGCGAGAGCCGGCACCTGTGCGAAGAGTGCGACGACCCCATCCCGGAAGAACGTCGCCGCCATGTACCCGGGGTGCGCCTGTGCGTCCCCTGCAAGACCCGCCTTGAGCGGCTGGGTCGCTAACCAGAGCAACGGACATGAACCCTATGCCAAACAAAGACCCCACCCTCTGGGCCGCCCTGCTGGCCTGGTTGATGGACAACTGGCCAGCCGTCTATGGGGCACTGCTGGCGATGAGCATCTCATTCTTGCGCATCACCTATGACGGCGGTAAAGGGCGCCGCCGTCTGATCGAATCCGTTATGGGGGGACTGTTGACACTGGCCTTCACTACCGGCGCCACCATGCTCGGTGTGGCCTACCAGTCTGCCCCTTTTATCGGCGGCATGATCGGCCTGATGGGGATCGACATCATCCGCGAGAAGGCTAAGCAGATATTCAACAAGAAGGAGATCTGACATGGCACTGCGCTGGATTGAAGAGGCCCGCACGTTTTTGGGCCTGAAAGAGATTAAAGGGCCCAAGCATGCCCAGGCCATCTTGGACATGTGGAAGGCCATCAAGCGGGGCGGCATCAAAGACGATGAAACCCCGTGGTGCGCCGCCTTCGTCGGGGCTTGCCTAGAACGGGTCGGCATCCAGTCAACTCGCTTTGAGAGTGCCAAAAGCTACTTGGGATGGGGCGAGAAACTGGATCGCCCCGTGCCTGGCTGCGTGGTGGTGTTCACTCGCGATGGCGGTGGCCATGTGGGGTTCGTGGTGGGCAAGTCCCCCTCCGGCAACCTGCTGGTGCTCGGTGGTAACCAAGGGGATGAGGTGAACATCCGTGAATTCCCGCTGACCCGGGTCACCGGGTACCGCTGGCCGCTGAATGAGCCGATGCCGGCCGGCGAGTTGCCGATCGGTACCCCCGCCCAGTTGTCGATGGGGGAAGCATGAGCACCCTCAGCAAAGTCATGGGGATTGTAGGGCTGCTGCTGGTGCTGGCGCTCTATGTCACCCACCGCCGCACCGTGGACATGCAGCGCACGCTGGGAGAGCAACAAACCACGATCACCCAGCTGCAGACCGTCAACAGCCAGCAGGCCACCGAGCTCCAGGAACAACAGCTGATGACGACGGGCTTGCGACTGCTGCTCAACGACCAGAACGCGGCCTTGGCCGATCTCGACAACCAGAACAGGAAAACCGCCGATGAACTGCAACAAGCGTTGGCCACGCCGCCGGCGGGCCGCCCGGACTGCGCTCGCGAGCCTCTGCCTAGCGGTGCTCTGCGCCTGCTCCAGCCAGCCCACCACGGTGGTGCAAACCAAGGTGGTCAAGCGCCTGCCGCCGCCGGGGCTGGTGCCACATTGCCCGGAGCCTGACTTTACGGGGACAACCTACGGCGAGGCCGTGCGGTTTATCCCCACCCTGCAGACGGCGCTGCGCCGCTGCCAAACCCAAATCAACACCCTGAACCATTGGATTGAACAAGAGGAAACCACCCCATGAGTAAACCGATCATCACCCTGGACGTCGCCGGCAAAGAGCTGAAATTCGCCCCCACCATGGTGGCCTACAACAGCTTCATCAACGACATGATGCCCAACGACAAGGTGGCACCGGCCCACAACTACCTGAAAAAGATCGTCTGCGACGAGAGCAAAGAGGCGCTCGATGACCTGCTCAAGCGCCCCAGCGCCGCCCTGCAGCTGGCGGGGGCCATCAACAAGGAGTTCGCGCCCGAGCTGGAGATCACCGTAAAAAACTGACGGCGCGCGCCGAGGCCATCGAGCGCAACCAACTGGAGCAGGTGCTTGCGCTGCGGCGCTACTACCTGCCCCATGAGGATGACGACCTCGACAACCTGGCTCGCGCCATCTGGTTAGACAGAAACGCAAGAGAGTCCAACGCCACCGCCGTGGCCGAGGGCATCGCAAAAGCACTGAACGGATAAGAGACCCCTATGGCTTGGATGGAAAAATTGATGATGCAGGTGGCATTGGTTGACCAGGTCACCAAGCCCCTTGCTGGCATCAATGCCCAGATGGACAAGGTCACCAAGTCAGGCCGCCAGGGCTGGAGCAATATGGCGATGGGCGCAACGACCGTCGCAGCCGGCGGCATGGCGATCCAGGCTGCCCTGGGACCTGCCATCCAGATGGATCAAGCGCTGCAAGATCTGCATGCCGCAGGTGTGGGGGAGGCTGCGCTCAAGCAACTCAGCCATACAGCGCTCAAGTTCAGCGTGGATTACGGCAAGTCCGCCATCGAGGTGCTGGGTTATACCGCCGAAATTCGCCGCGCCATGCCGGCCCTGCCAGAAGCCATGCTGGACAGCGTTACCAAGACCTCAGCCATCCTGGGGGCAGCCACCAAGTCCGACGCCGAGACGGTAGGCCAGTATTTCCGCATGCTCTACAACAACCAACGTCAGGCGGCCGATGCCATGGGCCCGGATGTGTGGGCACAGCAGGTGGCCGGAATGACCAGCATGGTCACCAGCCAGTTCGGTGTCGGCATGGACAAACTGATGGCATCCGTTGAAGGCATGCACTCCCTCCCCTCCACCATGGGGGTGGCGATGGAGGAACAACTGGCCATCCTGGCCATGTTGCAGACCAGGATGAGCGATGGGGATGCTGTCACCCAGTTCACCAACCTGCTCGAAGGCGCCACCAATGCCCAGAGCAAGCTGGGGGTCGCCATGCTGGACAGCCAGGGACAGTTGCTGCCTATCCAGAAGATCCTGCAGAACATCCAACCACTGATCGACAAGATGGGGGGTGCCAAGGCCTGGGCCCTGCTCGACGATGCCGGATTGGGGGATGGCGCCCTGTTGCTGCAACAACTGATCGGCGATGCCACCACACTGGACAAGACACTGGGCAACCTGCGCGGTGTGAGAGGGCTTGATGCTGCGAATGCCAAGGCCAAGACCATGGCCAAGTCATGGGAACGGCTGAACGCGTCCTGGGAGGCGATCCGGATTGCCGGGTTCAGCTCCATCATGCCCGCCATCAATGCCGTGCTGGGCACCTTCGCCGATGGTGCTGGCGTGGTGCTGCGCTGGACGCACCTATTCCCGAACCTCACCAAGGTGGTGAGCTATGCCCTGCTCGCCATCGTTGGCCTGAGCATGGTGACTGGAACCTGGATGCTGGTTGCCGGCGTGGCCAAGCTGGCCACCCTGGGGCTCGGCATCGCCTGGAGCGTCATCATTGCGCCGCTGAACCTGCTCAAGGCGGGGCTGGTTGCCTTTCGCGCCATCATGCTGGCCGTCAACATCGCGATGTATGCCAACCCCATCGGCCTCATCATCGCGGGCATCGTGCTGCTGATCGGTGCTGTTGCGGCGGTCATCTACTACTGGGACGACCTCAAGCAAACCCTGGCTGACTGGGGCGTGTTCGATGCCGTCCAGGCGATGATCGACGGGGCCGCCGCCGGCTGGGCCAGTTTCATGCAACTGCTCGCCGACCTCAGTCCGTTCCAGTTGCTGGGCAAAGCCGTGGACTGGTTGATCGACAAGCTCAACATGATCCCGGGCGTCAACATCGAGCTCGGCAGCATGCCGGACCTCACCATGCCGACCCTGGCGCCGCTGACCATGCCGGTCATGCCCGGCGTGATGAACATGCCAGCCCCGGGGCAGCAGCAGGAGACGGTCAACGCCCCCCTCGCCCGCTATCGCCAGCAGGACCAGAGCAAGGTGCCATCCGGTGGCCTTGGCCAGCAGCTGATCCAGGCCAACGCGGCGGCGACCACTGCCAACCAGAAACCAGCCAAGTCCCTGCACATCGGCGAGGTACATATCACCAACCAGAACCCGATGACACCGGAGCAGCTGGCCGAGAACGCCTGGCTGGAGACCCCGTAATGAGCGACCCCATTATCCATGAACCCAAGTACATCGATCTCCTGGTGGTGAACGGCGCCTGGCAACTCGATGCCGGCGGCCAGCCGCGCACCACCCAGGACCGCCACAGCATCGGGCAGGACATCAAGCACCGCATCATGGAGTCGGGGCTGGCCCGCAAGCTCATCGGCGAGCGCAGCCCTACCCTGCGCGCCGATGTGATGACCGAGATTGAACTGCTGGTAGAAGACGACGAGCGGCTGGTGCCTGGCACCATCGTGATCAGTGAAGAGGCCCCCGACCGGGTGCTGGTTACCGCTCGCACCTATGAATTCGGCGATTTGGAGGTAACCCTGTGAACCTGCGCCCGAACGTGGACTTTATGGCCCTGCTGGCCGAGGCCGGTGTGCCGACCACCGAGCAGGCCATGGAGGCCGAGCTTAAAAAGGAGGTGGTGGCCGCCGGCTCCCTCATCACCAACGACAGCGATGTGAGCCCCTTCTGGCGGCTGGTGCGCGGGGTCGTCATCACCCCGGCACTCTGGCTTATCCGCACGCTCTTGGCCGGCCATGTGCTGCCCAACACCTTTGCGGCCACCGCCACCGATGCCTATCTCGATCTCAAGGCCTGGGATGTGGACCTGACCCGCAAGGCCGCCCAGAAGACCCGAGGGGTGATCCACTTCGTCAAGGTAAACCCTGGCGAGGCGGTCACCATCCCGGCCGATATCTGGGTCACCACCGAGCGCATCAACGGCACCATCTACCGGGTGAAGCCCTTACAGGCGATGGTCAGCCCCGCCGGTGAGGCGGTAGCCAAGGTGGTCTGCGAGGCCGAGTTCGCCGGCAGCGCCTGGAATCTGGCCCCGGGTTATTACAACCTGCTGAGCGAACCGGTCACCGGCATCCTCTCGGCCCGCAACGATGACAAGGAGTGGATCACCACCCAGGGCGCCGATGCCGAGGGCAACGACGCGCTCGGCCTGCGCATCCAGAACCAGTTTTCGGCGGTGGGGCGCTACCACATCGACGCGATTTACCGCTCCATGCTGGCGAGCGTGGCGGGGATCCGGGCCGATCACATCTTCTTCGAACATGAGGGCCCCCGCGGCCCGGGTACCGCCAACGCTTACATCCTGCTGGAAGTGGGCGCCACCCCGGCCAGCCTCATCAACCAGCTCAACGACTACGTGGGCCGCCAAGGCAACCATGGCCACGGCGATGATCTGTTCGTGATGAGCATCCCCGAGACCCAGCACAGCCTCACCCTTGAGTTATGGCCACAAGCCAACCTCACCGACGAGCAGAAAGCCGCGCTCAAGACGGGCGCCGAAAGCCTGGTCAAGGCGGCGTTTCGCCAGTCGGCGGACTTTCCGAGCGTTACCCGCACCTGGCCGCGCTCGCGCTTCTCGCTCTCCCAGCTGGCCCGCGAGCTGCACAGCCAGTTCCCGCAGCTGCAGAGCCTCAAGTTTGCGCAAGATGACATCGTGTCGGGGCTGGCCATCCCGCGCCTGAGCACGCTGGAGGTGACCCTGCATGACTGATCCGACCCCGCTTGAACACGACCTGCAGGCGCCGGTGCTGCCCGATGCCAGCGCCCCCTGGTGGGAAGACGGTTACACCATCAGCCCGGCCCACGCCGAGCCCGGGTTTCTGGCCAGGGGAATAAACTCCTTCTGGCAACGGGTCAAGGGCTGGCTGCTGCTGCCGCTGGCCCAGCAAGACCCGCTGACCTGCTCGGAGTCCCTGCTGGCGCTGCTGGCTTGGGAACGGGACATCAGCCGCTTCAACGGCGAGCCGCTGCCGCTCTTTCGCAAACGGGTCAAGTTCGCCTTTGTGAACGCCCGGGACGCCGGCGAGGTGGCCGGCTTTAAGCGCATCTTTGAGCGCCTAGGCATCGGCTGGTGTGACATCCACGAACGCCAGGCCGGCGCCCCCTGGGACGTCATCACCATCGAGGTGACCGATGGCGCCATCGCGGCCAACCAGAAACTGATGGAAACCTTGATTCAACACTATGGCCGCACCTGCCGCCGCTATCGCTTTCAGGTGGTTTACCCGGTCACCGGCACCCTGCGGTTCGGTCGTATCGACATGAGCCAGCAGGTGTTCGGCGCGACACTTAAGAGGAACGCATGAGCCAGATCATTACCAACGCTTTCTCCCGCTACTGGCAGGAGTGCCTAGCAACCCAAGTGCCGGTGGTGCTCGATGAGTTCGTGCTGGCCAACGTGCCGGGGCTTGATCCCGATGCGGCCATCAACCCGGACAGCGGCCTGCCGCCGGCGGGCCAGATTGTGCACCGCCACGGGGTGGACCAGCGTGGGCGCATTAACAACGACGCGGTGGCTTACACCATCGTGATGGACACCACGGTCGGCGATTTCAGCTTCAACGCCATGTACCTCATCAACAAGGCCAGCGGCGTGGTGGGGATGATTGTGCACAAGGGGCTGGAAACCAAACTCAAGACCAATGAGGCCACCGGCCAGACCGGCAACAGCTTGGTGAAATCCATGCTGATGGAGTACGACCGCGCAGCGGAGGCGACCGCCACCCACGTAGACGCCAGCACCTGGCAAATCGACTATGCCGCCCGCCTGCGCGGGATGGATGACGACCTCCGCCTGCAAGCGCTGCAGTTCTTCGGGCCGGCCACCTTCTACGGTGACGGCTTCAAGCTGCTCAACGAGTCCGGGGTCTACAAGGTGCAGCCCGGGGTGGCCTACGTGGGCGGCCTGCGGGCGGAACTGAACGAGGTCAAGAAGGTAACCCCGGGGGCCAAGCCGGTGGGGCTCTGGCTCGACATCTACCGGGCGGGCTCCCTGCTCGATGCCTGGGTGAATCACTTCACCCTGACCTTAAGCGTGCCGGAGCTCACCGACTATCTGGACAGCAACGGCCATCAGCACCATGTGGCCAAGGTGGCCATCGTCAATGCTGACGGCAGCGTCACCGACGTGCGCCGCAAGCGCACCATTGAGCTGACCGGCGATGTGGCCGGCAAGGGCATTCTGGAAGACGCCCAGGGCGTCACCATCGCGGTGGAGATCAAAGACGGCAGCCACCGCCACCAGTGGGGGGAGCTTGACCAGGTACCTGCCACCGCCAGCCGCTGGCCCAGCTATGCCGAGGTGACGGACAAGCCCACCCTGGAGCAGATGGGAGGATACCCGAAGACTGGCGGCCCCCTGGACGGTGGCGTCGACGCGAAAGATGCTATCTACGCCAGAGTTGGGCTGATAGCTCGTTCACGCGCTGGCAGCACCAGTCTGGGCATGGAGACCCCCGAAAATGCCAACCCGTACATCAGCGCACGAGCAAGCGGAGAGAACAACCCGGTTCAGGTGGTGGCGTTCGAGAAAGAGGTGATTCGGTTCAACAAAGCCACGTTTGCGGGTAGCGCCCAGATTGGCCTAGATGCGGGCCTCCGCTTCGCTCCTAACGGTGATTTCTCCGGGACGACTTGGGGCCTTGGTATCAACGCCGAAACTCGCACTTTGGGCTTGCACCGGTACGAAAACGGGGCTTGGAGTCAGCAAGTGTTGAGCGTCGATAAATACGGCACGTTGCGAGCGGCGGGGTTGGAAGTTGAAGCGGAGGTGAAGGGCAACTACGTTCAGGTTCAGAACAGCGGAAACCCAGCCGTTGAACTGCACCAGCCGGGCAATTCAGCGGTGATGATGTATAAGCCTCAGAACGCCAAGAAATTCCGTTTTTGCCAGAGCACCGGCAATGGTGGTGAGCATGTAGGCTGGGGGGAGATTGACGCCGATGGATTCTCTACGGTTCAGGGTCGATTCAGGGCCAACTACCCAGCAGCCAACCGATCGTGGACTGGGCTGAGGCAAAACGCCTTTAATCTGAATGAGGTGGTGGTGGGTAGTGGGTCGTTTGTTGGCGTCACTGGTGGCCAGCTGCATTTCCCCGGTCAGTGGGCAGTTGAGTTTGGCTATGGCGTCTATGTCAATGAAAATGCCAGCCTGTGCGGCCATGTATTGAACTGCACTGATGGTGGCACCTTCCACAAATTCTGGCAGTTCAGGAATGACGGCCTAATCGCCAGCCCAGCCGGTGGTGGCCTCCAAGCTGGCGGCATCCCTTACGGCACCGCCTTCGGTGGTTATGGCGATATGGTGACTTGGGCCAATGCCAGTTTTGCCCTGAAGCAGGCGGCCAGCGGCAACGCTGACGTGGTGGCGGGGTCATATCACGCCATTGGTGCATATGTGTTTGCAGCTCTAATCCCGGCCGGCGGCAAAACCAGCCACGGCCAGCGCGCAGCCGGCGCTTACCTACGCCCTTGTTCGGCAGCTGAGTGGGGCTATGCCGGATACAGCCTGCCGGGCACCTGGCAGTGTATGGGCGACATCATGGGTGCGAACGACGATGAACGCTATGACGACCGGGCCACCTTGTGGATCCGGGTCGCCTGAGAGAGGAGAACCTGATGGAACGTATTGAAGTGCTCAGCGCCGTGCACCCTCGCCATTATGCAGCGGATCCCGACAGCATCACCCTGGATGTGCGGTTTGCTCACCTGCCTGAGCAGGTCCAGTTCACCGCCCGCAAGGATGACCCGGAGGAGCACGGCCGCGAGCTCTACAGCCGGGCAGTGTTCGGCGAGTTTGGCGATATCGAGGTGCTCCCCCTGCCACCGCCAACCGAGGCAGAGCAGCAGGCCCGCCTCGATGCACTGCTCAAGCAGGCCGCCAATGCCATGGCCCCGCTGCTCGACGCCGAGGCACTGGGCATCATCAGCGAGGTCGAGCGCGAACAGCTCACCGCCTGGCAGCGCTACCGGGTCGCCCTCTACCGCCTGCCGCAAGGCGATGGCTGGCCGACCGAGGTCAGCTGGCCGGAGGCACCGCGATGAGCTGGACACAAGGGCCGCTGCGCTGGCCAGCCAGTGGCGGCAGCCTACACAACCGCGCCCAGGGCGTGCTGGGTCAGCTCCCGGCCACCCAGGACAGCGCCATGGCGCGCCTGCA